CCCTTCGGACAAGGTTATGCAAGTATGTCGTTTCCTTCAAAGGCTATGGAGAAGGCAGCTTTAGACGGCAAGCTTTACCACGGTGGTGATGAGGTGTTGCGCTGGATGATGGGTAATGTGGTTTTACGTTCCGACCCATCAGGCAATATCAAGCCTGACAAATCCAAGAGTGGCGATAAGATTGACGGTGCTGTAGCCGCTGTAATGGCAATCGGTGAACTACTCACTTTCGTTGAGCCTGAAGAGGATAACTCGTATGAGTTCTTCATGGCGGTAGTTGGCGGAGATAGGTAATTTAAGTCTTGCTCACGGGCTGCATTTTGCACCCGAATATGCCAGAAGCCAGACCCAACTTATTTGCTCGATTGCGTAGTGCCTTTGCCCCTGAAAAAGAGGAAAGAAACATTCACAACTTCCTTAGCAATAATGCGTTTCACTCGGTCACACCAAGAACAGGTCTGACTCAAGGTCAGGACTCCCTTCAACTAAATGCGGTTTACGCTTGCGTAAGTAAGATTGCCGACACCATAGCTAGTATGGATGTCACGGTCGAACGTGTTCAGGTAAATGGTGGTCGCGAACCCTTAATTGATCATCCCTTAACCAAGACATTAGGTGTTGCTCCAAACCCTTTAATGGGTGCTTTTGAATTTTGGCAAATGATTATAAGCGATGCGCTTCTTTACGGAGAAGGCAACGCAATCATCATGCCTAATGGCAAGGAGATGTATTGGATTCCTGCTACCGATATGAGTTACACGGTAGACACCAAAAGTGGTACTCGGTTTTACTCTTATACAGGCGCTCCAAGCCCCGTCCCACAAGAGCAAGTCCTTCAAATAAAAGCTTTCCGAGGCTTGTCTCCCACATACACTCAGCTTCAAAACCTAAGAACAGCTAAATCTATACAGGATTTCGCTTCTACTTTCTTTGATAATGGCGGTATGCTTGGTGGCATACTGAGTACAAAAGAGCACTTAAGCATCGACCAAATGCGTGAAGCTCAGTCCCGTTGGGAAATGGAGTACATGGGTTCAGGTAACGCTCACAAAGTGGCGATACTCGGTGGCGGTTTTACCTATCAACCAATAACCGTTCCCCTCGATCAGTTGCAGTTTTTAGATATGAAGAAGTTCTCGACTGAAGAGATCGCTCGTACATATTCTATCCCACCAGCGATGATCGGTATGGAGGGAAATACCGCCTATAGCAACTATGAACAACAAGTGCTGCAATTCTTCCAAGGATGTATCCTGCCCTGGGTGCGTCGAATCGAACTCGAAGTCGAACGCAAACTACTTCGGAAAAAAATGCAGTGCCGTTTCAATGTCGATGCATTACTACGTGCGGACAGCGCGAGTCGGGCTGCTTTCTACGCTACGCTCTTGTCTTCAGGCGTTTTATCGATAAATGAGTGTAGGGCGAAAGAAGGTCTTTCACCAGTCGATGGTGGAGACAATTTACACATCCAAATGAACCAATTGCCGTTGTCATCAATGAACGATTACGCGGCATCTGTAACAAATAACAATGGCTGAACTTTTCTACAACTTAGAAGTATATAACGCACGTCCTCAAGGAGAGATAGATCGAATAGGTGTCAAAGGAACTGATCGCTCAGGTGCAACGAATTGGCATTTTCAACACGCCACTGGAACTGTAGCAACCGCACAACTAGCTCTGGCTTCATTCATGTCGGCATACGCAACTGCACAACTTACTGCGCCAGGCCACATTAATACAATAGCAAATTCTGGTGATGCTTCTCTCCTTGCGGCTCTAATGGTGAGCGCAACTACGGATAACGACGGGGTTGCGACAAGCGGCCCGTGGAGTGAGAAATTAGGCAAGGGCGTTTACGGTTATAAGATCGGTGTTTCAGGAACTGATATGGCTACCGCTGTTGCAAATACTGTGGCACACGACCTAGCCTAACTGATCAGTATGGCGCGAACATTCAAAGGCTATCCTAAATCTGCTCGCAATAGAGCTGCGGCTGCCCTTCGTCACAAAGAAAAGACGAACACAAGCTGTGGAACGAAGGTGGGTTGGACTCGCGCTACACAGTTGTCGAGCAATTCTGCCATCACGCTATCAACGGTAAAAAGGACTTTCTCATTTCTATCGAGAGCCAAGACTTACGACCAAGGGAAGTTTACGGACGATAAAGGAAAAGACATCTGCGGATCAATCATGTACGCTGCTTGGGGCGGTGATAGCATGAAGACTTGGTGCAAAGGCATTATAAATAAAGAAAGTGAGCAGAGGGCTGTAAGTGGGGCTGTTGAAGCAGGTTTAAAGAACAAACTAGAGAAACATAATAAAGATGTTTCTACACCTACAAAGAAAGCGACCATGCGAATGCTCAAGGCAGTATTCAATCGTGGCGTTGGTGCATACAAGACCAACCCCGGTAGTGTTCGTCCCAATGTGAAAGGGCCAGAGCAATGGGCTTATGCTCGTGTTAATTCCTTTCTCTATGCATTGAAAAACGAAAGATTCCGTGGGGGTAAACACGACACCGATTTATTTCCCAAGGGACACAAATTATCAAATAAAAAGTAACAATCTCTAATGAATAATCTAGAAAAAAGATCCATTTCAGTGGACGTTGAGGTTCGTTCAAATGACGATGGTAAAACTATCGTGGAGGGCTACGCGGCACGTTTTAATGAGGAGACCACTATTGGCGGTCGATTTGCGGAACGTATTGCGAGAGGTGCATTCGACGGCACTGACATGACACAAACAGTAGCACTCTTCAATCACGACTACAATCAACCTCTCGCTCGAATGGGATCTGGTTTGCAGTTAGACATTGATGAGAACGGACTCAAATACCGCTTTGAACTTGGAGAACAGACTTACGCCAAAGACTTGGCAATTAACATCCGAGAAGGCATTGTCGCTACAAGCAGCTTTGGCTTTACTATCGAAGACGATAGCTGGGAGAAACGCGATGATGGACTCAACCTCCGAACAATCAACTCAGTAAACGTCCTGTATGACGTTAGCCCAACCACCCAAGGAGCGTATGATACCACTGAAGTTGGACTGCGCTCAATGGCTGATGCGCTTGAAGTCGAAGAAGAACTTGAAGCATTGGAAGAAGAACGTCTCGCACAGCAAGAAGTGGAAACGCCAATGGCTGAAGGAAACGAAAACCCTTTAGATGAGCGTCAATCAGAATCTATGTATGGAGACAAGGAGGACGAAGAAGACGAGGACGAAGAGATGAAGATGCAGGAAGACGAAGACGAAGAGAAAATGCAGGAAGAAGAGGACGAGGAGGAAGAGAAAATGCAGGAAGAAGACGAAGACGAACGAAACAAAGAAAACCCAGAGCCGGAGGCTCGTAATACTAATATCTCAAACTCAAATAATATGAAAGAGAAAAAAGCGCCTGCCGTAGTGCAAGCGATGGGGGATAAAGCCCCTGAAGTCCGCGCCCAATATAATCTGGGCAAGGCAATCCGTGAAGCTGCTTCTGGCAACCAACTTACTGGTCTAGAAGCAGAAATGTCGCAAGAAGCGGCACTTGAATTCCGTAACGCAGGTATCGTACCCGCAGGTAATGGAATTCACATTCCTACTATGATGTTACGTGCTGATGCAGTGCCTATGGCAACGGAAGCAACTGGTGACCCTGCTATTTCAGCAGCGATCAATCAAGGTGTCGCAACTGAAGTCCAAGGGCCAGTAGCAGCGTATCGTCCCCAGACAATTGCTGATGCACTCGGTATTCGACGAATCACGGGCGTAACGGGCGATATCTCTATCCCCGTGCAGACAAGTGTTGTCACAGCAGCGAAGACAGCGGCTGAAGTCACAGCGGTAGACTCTACCAATATTGCTCTAAGTGAGGTAACTCTTTCCCCTGAGCGATTCGCAGCTCACACGAAAGTGACTCAGCAGTTGTTGGCTCAAAACAGCTTCGATTTGGATTCATTCCTCGCTGCGGATATCCGACGAGGACTTGAGTTGGCGTACAACGCACACTTGGTCACTGCTATCGAAGCTCAAACGACAACGGCTCTTTCTACTACTGCAATCTCGGATGTCCCATTTTTGATGGAAGCGGCATTGCGTGATGCCAATGTACCGTATGAGGACGCTAAGTTTTTAACGGAAGCAAGCGCGTTCCGTAAGATGCGTCAAGCGGCTTTGGATGCAGGTTCAGGTATTTTCGCTGCTGAAAACCGTAACTCTATTATTGGCTACCCAACCGTAGTGAACTCAGCCGTTACAGACGGTCACGTTGCTATGGTAAACCCAGCCGATTTGGTATGTGCAGAGTGGGGCGGGATCTCGCTGATAGTTGATCAATTCTCTGAGGCGGAGAAAGGAATTGTCCGAGTTATCGGGGCAATGTATGCCGATTGCAAAGTCCTTCGAGCAGCAGGAGTTTCAATTTTTGATGGCGTATAAGCTATAGAATTAATCTCAAAAGAGGGGTCAGGAATGGCTTGACCCCTTTTTTTAACCTTTTCTACATTGGTAATAAGTAAAACACAATCTGCCCTCACAAGCACTGATTTGATATCTGCCGAAATGGTACGGTATCATGTTCGTGCTGTGTCTAACGACGAGGATACTTTATTGGGAATCTATACAGATTCAGCAATTAGCTATTGTGTTTCGCAGACCAACCGAAACATCGGTAGCAATACGTTTACCGTTATGCTTCATAAAGGTGAAGCAGCGTACCCTATATACTTTCGAGGTGTAACCGGGGCGGTGACTTCCTTTACTTTAAAATACCTGAATACATCAGGTAATTACGTAGCAGTACCAGCCGCGAACTTCAGGGTTCAAAGTGACGTGTACCCTACCCTACTTGAGTTCATTGATTGGAATCCATCCGACATCAGCGAACAAGACAAATATGTCTATAAAATCACATTCTCGGCAGGAGAGACATTAAGCTCTCAGCCGAAGCAATTCACCCAAGCTGTGTTACTGTTAGTCGGTCACTTTTACAACCAAAGAGAGGGCGAAATCATCGGTGCAATCAGTGGTGAAATCAAAATCGGTGTCAACCGTCTATTGGAGTCAATCCGCAAGTTCTAATGAGAGCTGGATTACTACATAATCAGGTTAACATCAAACGAGGTACGTATTCAGTCGACTCCTTCGGTGACCGCACTCGTACACTATCCAATATAGTGACGGGTTTGTGGTGCAGTATAAAATACATCGGCACTCCATCGGCTGGTGCATCGGAAGAAGAAACGAACGATCAAACCACAGGTAAGATCAAGATTGAAGTCACATGCCGCTATTTCGGACTAGGTGACGCGGGTAACGTGGGTTTAAAGTTTGACGATGTAGTAGAGCACATGGGTGGTCTATTTGACATATACAGCATCCACGTTATCGGCAGAAACGAGCTGTATAAGATTCGTGCAGAGTTGCGCGATGACGAGCAGGTACTTGAGTTTACTAACCTAAACGCACCGAACGC